TCAAAGGAGTCGTAGATCCCTGGACTCTTTACTAGATCTGGGTACAGGTTAGCCTGCAAGTATTCAAATAACTCTGCTTCTTTCATCGGAATGGTGTCTCCCCACCGAGTTCATCTTGCAGTTTGCGAAGCGCCGTGTGGCACCTGCGATCAGCAGTAGATGTAGCACACTCTAAGTATTGTGCTACTTGCTGAAGCGTAGCCATCTCGTGATGGCGCATACGCAACAGTGTTTGATCTTCGATCTCTAGTTTAAGGAAAGCACGTTTAATATCCATTAGGCTAGCCAGTAGGTTGCCACCTTCTGCTGGTGATGATGAGCCGCGTGGTTGTCCGTCTCTAATCATCTCTTGTGCTTGCTCTAATACTGTTCCGTCTATGACGGATGCAATAACAAAGGGCAGTAGCTGACCAAGCATTAGCGTTTCATAGTAGGCTTCATCAGTAATCTGATAACCAGACTTACTGGCCTTCTCTTTACGAGCATAGCGTTCTGCTACTCGTCTCATCTGCCAAGCAATACGTTGCTCGTTATGCTTGCGCTGGTTAGCATCTTCAACGCTCATCTGTTCTGTGATGTAATCGTTGCGCGTTAGCGCCCACGCCATACACTCTTGGTGTACATCATCTCGTTCAACCCAAGCGCGGTAGCGCCGGTGAATTGTGTAGGCAACCGATGGTGCTAGTTCATATACGACTGGGTGTAGTTCACTCACAGTTTAGTTCACTGCTTTCCATAGTTGCTGCAAGGTTTAATAACTTAATAGCAAGGAAGTCAATGTAATTACTAGCATCTGCTAACTCTTCGATTAGTTCCCGGACAGTATCGCTAGCGCTGAACTGCTCAAACTTCTGACCTTTAGCGTGTGAGTATTGGTCGTGGCCTACACCCTTTACTCTGTTAGCCCGAAGGGAGGCAAAGGACTCTATGAAAGATACTAGATCGCCAGTTGATACACCTTCACTGCGGTAGCCGATCACCGCAGGGTGATCTACTAGCGGGTTGGCATCGGGCGTATGACTATCTGTTCGCTTATCTGATCTTGGCTCAGGACCTGAAAGCCCATATGCTGAATAGTCTGTAGCACTTGTATCCATTCGTCTCTACTCACCCTTCTCACCGACCAACAAAGCTCTGGTAGCGTCTGCCCCGTGTGCTAAGTAGTAGTCATTGATATCCATACCAGGTGGTAGTGTAACAATTTGTGAGTTTAATATCTCATTTGCGACACGCTTGGAGAACTCAGCACCGGGGTTGGAACCATCTTCCTTTACATCGTTATCACCGACTACGTAAATAGTTTCGTAGCCCATAAATAACTTAGCAAAGTGTGGCTTCCAAGCCTGAACACCGGGTACTCCAACTGCTGGAATACCTAGCATCCCGCTGGTAATGACTGTATCTAACTCGCCTTCGCATACAACTATGTAAGGTGATAGTGGTAGCACATCTGCAACGTTATACAGGTGTGCCTTCTGCCCAGTAGGTGAGCCATACTTAGGCTTGCCGTCATCTAATCTACGGAACTTAAAGCCAACGCAGGTATTACCGGCAGTGATATAAGGGATCGAGATCCAACCATCGTACATCTCGTGTCCGTTAATGGGATCAACGATGCTACCTAACTGAAAGCGTGCAGCTACCTGTTCAGATATCCCACGTTCGGCTAGCGCGACGAGAGCCTCTGGAGTTATTTCCTGTGCGTATCGCTGCGCCGCTTCCAGCAGCAATTTCGATTGCGCGTTTGAGGCCATCGTTAAACTCCATATTCTCTAGTATGCACACTAGGTTGGCAGCGTTGCCGCCTTTACCGCAGGTGTGGCAGAAATATAAATTATCGTACGTGTTCATAACAGCCGACCTACGGCTGTCGTTGTGCAGGCAGCACCGTACTGAGACTGCCTTGCCTTCTCTTACTTCACCGCCATAGTGCGAGACTATCGCTGCTATGGGGATTGAGTTTGCATCAACGGAACCTTTGAACCGTTTCGCTTTACGTAACCTGTTCCAGTCTTGTGCTGGCATACACACCCCTTGTCTTCGCACTTATCGTGCCAATGCGCTGCTCGCTTAAAATGATTGACCGTGTTCTCTTCCCCGGCTTTGGTGCAATATACGCAGATCACGCTGGATCCTGTTCCTCATCTGGTAGAACTTCTTCTACTGCTTCTACTACTTCGACTACTTCTTCTTCTGGTGTTGCATCCCAAGTTTCTGTACTTGTAATTTCTCCGCCTGGTACTGGCATTATTCTTTCTCCTTTAACCATTGTGTTAGGTCCTGAATGACCCAAGCCTTATCTATTCCAGCGTTGCGACGCTTAACTATGACGTAAGACAGTGGTACTTCCCCAAGCCCCCGTGCCTTTGCATAGTTAAGCGCCTCAACCTGTGCTTCACTCCAGAACTCCGGAAGGTTTAACGCCTTCCTGTTCTTGAGTTCTAGTATGTATGTCTTCCCACTTACTATACATACCAGATCTCCCTCGTCATTTGCGCCAGCCTTGGTGAGCCTTTCAGCTAGCGCTCCTGCCGAACGGAGAAACTTCATTACATCAGTCTCAAACTGGGCGCCTTTGCGCCCGTTAGGGTTTGCCATCTTTACCCGTGTCATAGACTGCATTGCCGTTCTCATCTACTGTTACCTTCAAGATACCTAATTCGATAAGTACCAGTATCAGATTACGCATATCATTGCGTAGTTGTTTGATCTCGTTCTTCACATACTGCAACTCTGTATTAGCCATTTACTATGTAGTTCCCTTGGTAGTTATTCATAGCGTCGTTCTTAATCATAACACCCCACGCATCCTTATCCGATATTTGACAAGCAGCGTAGTTCACAAAGAGTGTTGCGAAGTCTGAAGCATCAGCAGTGTGTGGCCCGAAACGGTTCTTAACTGCTGCTACGCATAGCGTTGCTTGGTTCGGGTCGTAGCCAAGCGTTAGGATTAACGCCGGCAACTGACTTACCTTGCCGTGAATAGCACGGCGAGCAGGTGGTTTCGATGGTGAACCATACTCGCTTTGCTCGCTAACGTGGTGCAGTACCAGTACGCAGGCTTCAGTCTTACGTGCCATATCGTGGAGTTCCATCATTATCGCACGAAGACCAGCCCACTCGTTATCTGTTTCTGCTGCCACGTTCATTAAGTTGTCAATGACAATTAACTCCGGAGCCTGACCGTATAGCTCCACATATGCCCTGATCTCTAACTCAATATCATCTAGTGATGGTGATGAGTCGAATACCCATTTGATATGACTGAGTTTGCCAAAGTGTTTATCGTAGTAATGGCTATCGTTAGATAGGTTCAGTTCTACTGATACCTGTGAATGACCCGATGCTTGCGCTGCGGCTCGCATCATTACAGTTGTGGTGTCTGTATCTGCCGAGAAGAAAAGCGTTGGAACCTTTGCCTTCATTGCATAGATAAGAGCAAACATACTCTTACCAGCATTAGGCGCAGCCGCTACCATACAGACTTGTCCTCGCCGGAACTTGATCTGCTTTGCAGATAGCGCTAACCACACGTCCGGCAGCGGAGTTGCTTTGGTAAGCACCCCGCCCCAAGCACGTGATAGGTCAAGCAACGTCTTCCTCCTTCAAAGATATATTGTTTTCACGACGCATATTGCGTCGCTCATTCTCTGATAGACCGCCCCAAATACCGAAACGTTCTTTCTGTATTCCCCACTCTGCACATTCGCTTTGGTGTGGGCAACTTCTGCAAATAGACTTAGCCATTAGCATTTCTACAGAATTACTGGAGCCATCTGATTTCTCAGGGAACCAGAAGTCGCCACCTACTTGAGCGCAAGCAGGGTTCTCATAGAACCTTGGCTCGCGCACAGGTTATCGGATCCAGATAGTCTCGCACTTATCTGTTGCACCCTTAGGTGCAGCGCACATATAACCCTTCCAAGGACCCTTTGCTGATGTACCAGTACGTAGAGCCATTGCTCCGTGACGACACATCTGATCTCCACCTGTAGGAGCAGCGGCAACTGGTGTTGCGTTAAATGCTGCAGCTACTGCTGCAACTGTTGGTGCTGGCGCTGGTGCTAATCCACCTGATAGTTCCATACCGGTTGAGCGAATGTTCAGTGCGTTCATAGCAAGATCTGCTAGTCCGCTTTCAAGTTCTGTAACGCTTGATGCGTAAAGATTTACTAGGGTTCCGTCAGCCAACTTGTAGTTGATCTGGAACTTAGTTGATTCTGGTGCAGCCATATTACTTTCCTCCACTTGGTTTGATGTTTAATCTAATGGACTCTTTACCAACAACCTTCGGTACGAAGCCCAATAGTTTTTCTACTTGTTCAGAGTCAACTGTCTCACGGCCTTTAACCGCTGTCCAACTGATCTGAATACCACTAGCAGTTGTGCCAGTAGTTCCCTCGAAAGATGACTTCAAGGAATCCTTTTCCTTCTCCAGCTCTTTGATTCTTTCATCTAACTGTAAGTACTTCAGTGCGTGAGTGTCAACTTGTGCGTCCTCAATCACGACTTCACTGAGGACGATACGTTCTTTTATTAGACCTACGCAACCCATCTCACCGGATGCGTCGTAGTACTGGCAGTAGTTCTTGCAGAAACTAGCATCCTTCTCAGGTGCTGGTGCCTCTGGCAAAGCCTTTACATTAGCCAACCACTGTAGCGCCTCTAGCGCTGAAGCCTCATC